CTGTGGCAACAATGTTCATTTGACCAGCTGCCAATGTAGAAGTTGTTACCAACTTGCACTGACCTTGACCTTGAGCGTTGTTAACCAAATAGCGACGGCTGGCTTCTTGTTTAATAATATCGCCACCGTGTACTGCGCTTGAACCTGTGCTTAGATAAGAACCAAATTGTATGGCATCTTTTCTATTTGTTGTTAATGTAGCACTTGCTGTGGCACCAGAACCAGCATCAGTAAATGTCAATGTTGTACTTGGACCAATGTTTCCAGCATTGGCAACAGAAACAACAATAGTTCCTGTGTCAGTGACCTGTGTAACAAAAGAGTTAGTACCTGCGCCAGATCCTAGAACTTTCATACCTAGTACGTTTCCAGTTAATGTTGTTGTATTAACTGTAATTTGGAAACCACCAATAGATCCAGTAGAAGCAACTGCTGTGAAGCTCGTTGCTGTATTGAATGTAAAAGTAGGCGCAGATGTGTAACCACTACCTACTTCAGTAACTGTTACAGCCATTACCTTACCTCTGTTGGTACCACTAGCAGGAATAGACAACGTACCTGTAGCACGTAAACCACCAGCAATCTGTGGTGCGCTGAATGTAACGGTAGCACCAACTGAATAGTTTGTGCCGCTACCAGAAACTCCTACGCTGGTAGCACCTTCGCCACCAACGCCAGTGTATTGTCTTACACTTCCGTATTTTTCTCTGTTTAAATTACCAAAAAATGTCTTTTTAATTGGACGTCCCATTTTGTTTTCTCCTTATTATGAATCGTTCTACGATCTACGCGGATGGTACCGCATAAACTCTCTGTTAAGAGTGAACGTTATTATTTAACAAAAAACCCGCCGAAGCGGGTTTTTGTTTGTTTTGTCCCAATAATGGATTATTGGAAAGAAACGTTTGCGCTAGTAATAGCAACTTTACCTAGGTAGTCAGCGGCATTGCCTAGAGAAGAAGCAGTGTTGCTCAACTCAACATAACCGTAACGTGTTAGGAAGCCAACTACTGGCTCAAATGTTGCTGGGTCTAGAACAACACCAGAAGACATTAGAGGAATGTAAGGGCAATAGAACGCAGCTGCATCAGCCTCGCTAGCACCTTTGTAACCAATTAGAACTTGGCTGCTGTCAGCGCCAGTGTCTGGTAGGTATGCGTCAACATAAACACGCATAGCGCCATTCAATGTACCAACAAACTTAGTGTTTGTAGGAGCTTCGAATGTACCTTCTGTAGTACGAGCAAATGCGCTTGTAGTAGCAGATTGTAGAATTGTTAGAGCTTGGTTAGAAACAACAGCCCAGTTACCAGCACCACGACGTGTACGCTGAGCAATTAAGTTAGCAACACGGTTGATTTGGATAGCTAGAGCGGCGTGCTCGTCACCTACGAATGTAGCTGTACCAGATACTAAAGATTGGTCATAAGTTTGTTCAACTGTGGCCAAAGAACGTAGAGAAGCTAGGATCTCTTGGTCAATTTCAGCTGTAATTTCTTGAGCTAAAGCGGCCATGATTTCTGCTTCGATGTCAATACCTTGTTGGGCTTGTGCATCTTGAGCGGCTTCAAAAGTCCAACGAGCAGATAGCTTGCGGCTCTTTGCTTCGACTGGAGTCTTTAGAATCTGAATAGTCATCTTGTTACCTGGACGACCTTCTAGTGTGCTTGTAGCGGCAGCTTTACCTGTAGAAGCACCGGAATAAGCCTGAGCAATTTTGAATGGGCTCAATGCTTCATCACCAGCGTCAACTTCAGCTGTACCGTCAGCATAGCGAACACGTAGAGTGTGGATTTGACCAACTGGACCTGTCATTGGCTGAACGCCGATGATTTCGTTGGCAATAACTGTTGGCATAACACGACGGATAACTGGTAGAATAACACGGTTAAGTGTTGCAATGTTACCGGCGCTGGTTGAACCAGCAGTTGCGCTCTCAGCCAAGTGCCTACGTGTGTTTTCTAGGCAAACTGCCATAGAAGACTTGCGTGTACCAGATAGGCCTTCAAGCAGAGCTTCTTTGGTCTCTGACCATCTTTCATTTAATAATTGTGACATTTTAATTGTCTCCTTGAATATAAATTATTTTAGTCCCGCTAATTTGCGGATATCTAAAATGTTATCTAAGCCTACCTCAGGCTTGCTTTCACGATTACCTGTTACTTCTGCACTTTCAGACAACATTGCTTTCTTGGTAGAAGATGTTTTCTTTTGTCCTTCCATAACTGCCGGTAGGTATTTGTCAAAAGATTCTGTAAGTTTCTGAGTCTGTACAGACTCTAAAAGTTCTTTCATAATCTCTCTTTTACTAGCATCCAACGGAGCTAGCAACTCGCTCATAACAGATTTGCGTTCCATTAAATCTTTTGTAACGCGAATTTCGCGTTGTGTAGATTCAACTAAGTGCGCTTTTTCTGCTACAACTTGTTTTGCTTCTGCTAATTCTTGTTCTTTCTTGTCAATGATCTTTAACAATTTACTTGTTTCAGATTTCTCATTTAGATAAGAACCAGCAAACTCTTGTGCAAATGCTTCATAAATTTTACGACCAAAATCGTTGTTACGTGCGCTGTCAATGTCTTCTTTCAACTGAGTAATTTCAGTTGTAAGTTTCTGTGTGACTGCTGTTTCAACTACTTTAGCACTACGTTTAATAAAGTTTTGCTTGATATCTTCAAACTTGCTTCTGGCTTCACGAACTAACTTAACTTTGGTTTCAGCTAGGTCCTGTTTGTCAGCGGCAAATTCACTGATTTCTTTTGCTAGTGCGTGAACTACAAAGTCCTCTAGCTTAGAAAAGTTCTCAGAAACTTTTTTACGATCTCCTTGGAACTCAACTAACTCTTTTCCTAATTGCTGAATAACAAATCCTTCTAGCTTCTTAGCATCTTCAGCGATACGTGTTTGGTATGCTACTTTTGCTTCGGCTAGAGATTTTTTGTCTTCGTGCAATTCTTTCATCTCTGCGGCCAACCTATCGCTTAACATCTTGTCGATTGCTTCAACCATAACTGTTTTGTCATGATTGTATTTTTGAGCAAACTCTTCACGAAGTTCTGCGGTTACTTGTTCGCGATTCTCTTGAATCTTGGCAGCAAAGGCAGCTTCAACAACTTGAGTTGTTTCTTCTGTCATTACGCCTGACTCTACTAATTGTTTGAATGCGTCCAACATCTATTTCTCCTCGGGCTTTATTTTAGACCTTTAATAACATTAAGGAGTGCTTCCTTAAGGTATTTCTGGGCCTTTGGATCTTCTTTTACTTCTTGTGCTACTTTAAACGCTTTTATTCCGCCTCTTGTGTTCATGATATGCTCATAAACAGGAGTAGGATAAGCGCCAGGAGCACTGGGTTGGGCAACCACATCCACTGTGATGATCTCAAAATCGGATACATGGCCGTTCATGTCGTTAACATTGCCGCTACCACGAGAACTTACACCAAGTTTTACACCACTTTCAAGCATTGTGCGTACTAAGTTACCCATCGGTGTAGGCAAAATTTTCATCTTGCCATAACCATTAGGACCCTCCATCCACATCTGAGTAATCATATGGGATACACGGTCCAAATTTACTTTTAAATCATCTGGATGATCAACTTCACCTAATACAGAATAACCATTTTGAATTTGATCATTAAGTGTTTTCACAGCACGTTCAATTTCGTCTACAGGATAGACACGTTGATTAGCGTTGCGAATACCACCTTGAATGGCAATACCTTTTAAGTAAAGGCTCTTGCCATCCTTGTCGTCAGACTCGAGTACAACTCCAGCCTGATCAAAACTTAGGTTCTCACGTAGATAGGAAATCTGCTTCATCCAGGTGCTCTAATTATAGTCTCTTAAGAAACGGCTTGTCAGAACTTACAGAAGTTTGACCAGCTTTATCGCCTGTACCAGAACCAACTGGACCTGCGGTCTTGTTGTTGCCTGGATAACCAGCGCCTTGTTTAGTTACAGTTTTGATACCAGACTTAACACCGTCAACATTGTGGATGCCTTTAGCAAACTTTTCACCGCTTACTTGAGCAATACCTTTGTTTAGGCTGTCAGGACGCTCGCCTGTGTTCTTACCTGCGCCAGTTTTTTGGTCACCTAAAATGTTACCAGCTGTAGCGCCTGTTGTTGGTTTGCCTTTACCAGAGCTTACTGGGCTCTTTGTGCCGCTTTCGGCGTTAGGCATGCCTTCGCCGGTGTTCGCACCAACGATTTTACCTTGTTCTTTCTGGCTGTTTTTGTCCCAGTCGTTACCAACTTTTTCGCTGTACTCACGTAAACGACGACCTTCCATTGCTGGTTGACCCATCATTTCCATTTTGTCATCGTCGCCCATATCTGGACCCATGTCGTCGGCATCATCAGAACCAAACTCGTCAGCACCACC